TAAAGTCATCAAGGTTACAAACAATAGATACATCAACATCTGATGTTTCAGAATATTGATATGTGCAGAGCGAACCAGTCAGAAAATAATCAAAGGCATGTTTGTTAAACCCGTACTGACGAAAGACTTCATTTACATGATCTAAATGATAATCAAATAGTTCTTTTTTAGGAGTCATCCCGTTGAACACATCTTGATCAAGTGTGGCATGAATTGGATCTAATATGTTGGCTTCTTTAGTTTTCATTTAAAAAATATCTTTCGGGTCTGGAGATTCTTCATATTTTTGTTGCCAGTCAACTCCATGAACTCGTCTTTCAGGAAGGCGAGATTGGTGATACGGATCTGGATGGAAATTACTAAAATCAAAAGGCATGTTTTCAATTAGCGGAATAGCACCTTTTGCAGATTTACTAAAACTTCCAATCGCGTGAGGGAGCATATATGCGTCTACCGCATTGTCATCATATCTCATAGTAAGCCCAATTGTTGCTGGAGAATAATTATCCCACAAACTTGTGTGAGAGAGTTTGTCAGCAATTGCTTTCTTTGAAGATTTTGCGCCGTATCCAGTAACTATATATTTGTATGGTCTCAAGTTATGACCAGATGACGCTTTAATTTCGGCAGCAAAAGGTTCCTTGCCGTTACCAACATCATAATTGAATAAAGCATCTACGGGATGTTGGTCTGCCTCAACATCATGTTCATCATCAGAAAGCATCTGTAGCCCCGGAATGCGCCCGTGCCTTATAATCATTTCACCCAGACGACCAACAAGGCGATTTCTTATCTTCATAGTGTCAGGATCTTCATCAGGGTGGATGTGACCCGGAGAGTTCATATATTGACCAAATTCTGGGTACTCATCAAAATCTAGTCTTTCCAGTTTCTTTTTGGGAACAATAATTTTGCTTGCGGCAGTTACAAGTTTATCTGCAACATGAATATCTGAAGCAGAGATAACTTTATCTGGATAAGATGCATTCCACAGTCTCGTAAAGTAATCAAGATTTGCCGGGGCAGTGACATTATCTTGGTGCAGCACAACTTTCCAGCCATCATCTGTTTGATGGAGTTCTCCAGAGATGTACTCGCCCTCTGGATCGGCAGTATTATAATTATCCGTTACAAGGATCAGGTCGTTCTTGATATCCCACAATATTTGCTTCATGGCCTTCATTATCTTATATCCAACAAACTTTCATAATATCCGGTAAAAAACGCGAGCGCAAAGTAATACATCTCTTTTCGTTCGATTTGGTTTTCAATTGCTGAGTCCCAAAACTTTTCCATCGCATCTCCAAAAGAATGATCTATCTTTTTAAAATAGTCTCTCTTTTTCTTATGCCCTAGTCCGTCAATTATCTTATCAACTGACCTAAGCCATGCCGCTCCGATTATGGTGTCCATATTATACATGGAATCACCCCCAAAAGGCTTAAATAGGTGCTACACTACAAGTTAAGGAGTAGTAATTATAGGTTACTTAGTGAATACAGAAAGGATATAACTGTTGGTAGAACTACCTATAGAACTTACTAAAGATGTAAGCCTAATGCTTGAAAAAGCACATGATGGAGATGCTGGTTTTGATCTTCTAGCATCAGAAGAAGTCAACTTAGTTCCCGGAGAAGTTAGTGTTGTTTCTACAGGAATGGCAATGGCAATTCCAGATGGATATTGTGGATTAGTCTTGCCAAGATCTTCTATGGGGAAGCATGGAATTATTATTCCTAATTCTCCCGGACTGATTGATTCTGGTTATCGTGGTGAAGTTAAAGTTCTGCTCTTGAATCTGACGAAGGAAAACTATAGAGTCTATATAGACAACAAGATCGCCCAACTCGTAATCGTCAAGTACGAAAATGTAAATGCGATAGAAGTTCCTAAATTGCCACAGTCTCATGACGGAAGAGGTGTCAGCGGGTTCGGATCTTCTGGAAAATAAGATCTTAAAACAAGCAACTTACAAGACATTAAATATTACTTTCGTCTGATTTGTAAAAGGAGTTAGAATGGTAGAGATGCAGAGTAAAGAAAAGTTTGAGCCGTCAGGATTGGGCGAGATTATCTTTAGAGAAAGATACGCTCGCAATGAGGAAGAGAGTTGGGAAGAGGCCTGTGAAAGAGTTGCGCGTCATATTGCCGACGCAGAGACTAATGGAAAGGTCAATAAATATGCAGAGAAGTTTTACGAAGAACTTGTCAGTAACAGGTTCATGCCCGGAGGGCGTATCTGGTATGGTGCCGGTCGTCCCAAGGGTCAATTGCTTAATTGTTTTGTTATTCCAGTAGACGATTCCCGAGAAGGTTGGGGAAAGATGCTTTACGACACTACAGTTATTTCTGGACTCGGTGGCGGCATTGGTGCTAATTATTCTAAGCCCCGCCCCCGTGGTTTTGCTATCAAGGGAACTGGTGGAGTTTCAACTGGCGCTGTTTCTGCTATGAAGATGCAGGATGGTATTGCTAATGAACTTCGTCAGGGTGGTGGCCGTCGTGCTGCTCTTATGCAGTGTCTAAATATTAACCACCCCGACCTTGAAGAGTTTCTTCATGTTAAATTGGATCGCAAGGAACTTGAGAACGCAAACATTTCTGTTGTTCTTAATATGCCGACAGAAGAGTTTGTAAGACTAGTGCAAGAAGATGGCGATATTGAACTAGAGTTTAATGGGCTTCCCACAGGTGAGGTACTTAAGGCCAAAGGGGTTTGGGAAACTCTTGTAACAAATGCGTGGAATTCTGGAGAGCCGGGTGTGCTTAATGGGCACCTTGCCAACAAAATGAACAACATTTATTATTATGAGGAACTTATCTCAACCAACCCTTGTGGAGAAATTTGGCTTGGGGCATATGATTGTTGTGATCTTGGCGCTCTTGTCCTTCCTCGTTTTGTAAAGGATGGAGAATTTGATTGGGATCAGTTTGATGCATCAATTCGTCTTGCTGTTCGTTTTCTAGATAACGTTCTTGACGTTAATTATTTTCCACTTTCAGAAATTCAAGAGAAGTGCCATTTAAATCGTCGTCTTGGCGCTGGTGTCATGGGTCTTCACACGATGCTTCTTAAGTTGGGTCTTCGTTATGATTCAGATGAAGGTTTTGCTTTTGTAGATAAGTTGTTTGAGTTTTACAAAAATGCTGCTTATGATGCTTCTTGCACGCTTGCCGCAGAAAAGGGGCCGTTCCCCGGATTTGATCGTGAAAAATATTTGCAGGGAGGTTTTGCAAAAACTCTTAAGCGTGGCATCCGTAACAAGATTAAGGCTCATGGTCTTCGCAATTGTGCCCTCATGACAATTGCCCCTACGGGCACGACTTCAATGGTATCTGGCGTGACTAGCGGTATTGAACCTCTATTTGCTCCAGTGTATTGGCGTCGTTATCGTATTAGTGATGATAAGGGCCGCGATCAAAAGAAGCAAGAACTTGTTATTACAGATGAATACAAAGAATTTGGAGAGATTGCTGTAGGAGCCTACGACATTCCAGTTAAGGCTCATTTTGAAATGCAAAAGACTGTGCAAAAGCACATTGATAATGCTGTATCAAAGACTATTAATCTTCCAAAGGACTATCCGCTGGATAACCTTAGCGACATTTGGCTAGAATATCTAGACTCATGTAAAGGAAGTACAATTTATCGTCAAGGTTCTCGCGGAGAGGAACCTCTGGAACACATTCCAGTCGCTGAGGCTAAGAAAATTATTAAGGAGCAGGGAGTTGTTATTGAAGGTTCAAACTTTGCCGAACTCAATTCTCTTGAGTGTGTTGGTGGAGTTTGCGACATTCCCACAAGTGAGGAAATTTTAGTCAAAGCATAGTTGACAATTCTATCTACTGTTGATAGATTGAAAGTATGGGGCCGGGGGTTTGATTGTCTCCTTTACCTCGGCCCCATTCCTTCGGGAGTAGTTCAGAGGTAGAACGAATGGCTGTTAACCATTATGTCGCAGGTTCGATCCCTGCCTCCCGAGTAAGCGGCTATAGTTTAGCGGTAGAACACTGGCCTTCCAAGCCATTAGCGCGGGTTCGATTCCCGCTAGCCGCTTAAAATAAAAACAAAGATTGGAGTATATTATGATTAATGAACGCAAAAAGAACACAGATCTTCACAAGGGTAATCCAGAAATACTTCACCCAAACAAGTCCGAACAAGACAGAATGCCTTCAGCAGAAAGGCCTAGAGTTAAGAAAGCCCAGCAATGGGCAGACAATATGCAAAAGGAGAGACCTAGCGGCATAGGCTTAAACGGTTAGTCTTATGCTTCTCGGTGTAACTCAGTGGATAGAGTGACGGACTTCTAATCCGTAGGTCGCAGGTTCGAATCCTGCCACCGAGGTTTGGGCGAGTAACTCAGCGGTTAGAGTGCCTGCTTTACACGCAGGAGGTCGGGGGTTCAAATCCCTCCTTGCCCATCAGAACGGAGCGTGGTGGAATTGGTAGACACAGCAGACTCAAAATCTGCCGGGGGTAACTCCGTGGGGGTTCAAATCCCTCCGCTCCGACTGGCCTATCGTTCAATGGTAAGGACGCGATTCTTATAAAGTCGTAATTCGGGTTCGATTCCCGGTGGGCCTATTTTCATATCATAGATGGTTAGAAAGGGAAGACACAAGAAGTAAATCGGTAGTTATCAGATATGAAAACGTAACCACTCGTTTTAAAGTTAAAAAACGAGCAGATAAGTTCTAACCTAACCCACAACAAAAGGTATTTATGTTTAAGTATATTACAATTGCAGCAGTGGCAATAGCCACGGCTATTGGAGTTTCCGGTTCGCTTCAAGCAGCAACCCAAGTAGCCGGTGGAGCGGGCGTGCAGGCAAAACATGAGAGAACTTACAAAAAGAAAGTTCCTTGCTATCATCATGAAGGAAATGACAAGAAGAAATGTCTGACAGAATATAAAAAGCATCGTCAGCGCGATCTTGTTAAGTTTCCTCCTAATCCAACTCGGGAAGATGTGGCAAAACGAGTCCCTGATTGGCAAGGCTTTGTAAGATTAGGCAGATGTGAACAACCGGGTCATTCTAAGTACGGTGACGGTGTTAATTGGTCACATTCTGGGCCAACATGGGGCGGTGGTTTGGGCATTTATAAATCCACTTGGTTTATGGCAAATTCCCCATACAAACTCTGGTCTGGAGATAAGTGGGAAACAATTTTAGTTGCAGACGCGATTCGTGATCAAGTCGGTATTACGGCTTGGGGCGCACACGCATGTTTCTATGGCTAGGAAGTTAGCATGGTCTGAGGCTGTCTGGTATACTTTTAAGACAGCGGGGATGTGGCGGAATTGGCAGACGCAGAGGACTTAAAATCCTTGGCCTTCGGGCTTGTGGGTTCGACTCCCACCTTCCCTATAGTTTAAATAGTGCAAATTTATTAGAATTTGCGGGGCATTAAAGTGCAAAGGATTGGACAAATGGTTGAAAATACCGTGAGTGAAGATCAAAATCAAAGTCAGTTCGATAATCCATTAGATGAATACGAACGGGCAAAATCAGACTATCTATATGCTAGCAGGCATTATCCAAATTACTACGCAGTAAGTAGTTATATTGAGGCCGAAGAACGTGCTTGGGAAAGATTTGAAAGAGCATATCGCGCCCTACAAAAACTTGACGATTAGCCGCCTGATTGATAGTCTACAAATATAAGCGCTCGGGGCGTTCGTTTAGTGGTTAGGACACCGGGCTTTCATCCCGGCAACGCGGGTTCGATTCCCGCACGCCCTACTAATAAAACAACAAGGAAAAATATGGCACGCGCAAAACATCGCTGGAAGCACGCTCATAATCAGATGATTGCTCTAGTTAATAGAGTAGAGAGGCAACGCAAGCATCAGGAAATGCTTGAAGAGCATCGTAACATTAAGAAATCTGGACTTCGTGCGGAGGCAAAGTCTATCGAACCAGATCCCCAAGATTAGATTTATTCCGGGGTCATCTAAAGGTAGGATAGGAGACTTTGAATCTCTTCATGGTGGTTCGAATCCACCCCCCGGATCTATATCATGAATATACTTTGGCTGTCTTGGATATTAGCAATACTTAGTTTGATTGGCATGTGGAATGTCGGAAAGTACCGTCTTTGGGCTTGGATTTATCTTGGCGTGCTAGAGATTCTTTGGACATTCTATGGTATATTAACTGAGCAGTATGGTTTTCTTCTACTCACCGTAGGATATATAACGATCTATACGATCAATTACAAGCGTTGGAAGCAAAACCAAAAAGAAGTGCTATAATAACCTTACGGCTCTATGGCGTAACGGCAGCGTAGGGGACTTTTAATCCTTCAGGTCTAGGTTCGAATCCTAGTGGAGCCATGTTCTGTAAACTAATAAAGGAGGCTGTGCTTTGAATGCGGCTCTTGATAATCGTAATGTAGTTGATCATTACAAGTATTGGAACGAAGATGCAATCCGGGCATCGCTTGATACTAAGCGTTTTCCCTTTATCGTGGTGTGTGAAAATTTTGATAAAGACTTTAATATTTCAACTGTGGTTCGTAACTGCAATGCTTTTACGGGCAAAGAGATGTGGATCGTTGGGAACAAGCGTTGGGACCGGCGAGGGGCCGTAGGAACCCACAATTATGAACACATTAAGCACGCAGCAACTGTTGGTGAAGTGGTGCTTAAGTATTTAGATTATAAAGTAGTCGTTTGTGAGGCTTATCCAGAGGCTAAGGATATCCGCGACTACGATTGGCCTTTAAAGACTATTCTTGTCTTTGGTCAAGAGAGCATCCGGGTAACTGACGAAACTCTTGCAATTGCTGATGATGTTGTGTATATTCCTCAGTATGGAAGTACGCGCTCTCTTAATGTTGGGTGCGCTTCTGCAATTGCAATGTATTCTTATATTCAGCAGCATGGAGGTTAATGATGGATCGTATTGATGATATTCGTGCCAACTTAAACGAGTGGAGCGATCTTGGCATCGTGGAGCAAATGCGTCATGGCGATGATTACGCCGATGGCTTTGCAGACGACATTGCATACCTGCTGGCGGAGGTTGAGCGGCTGCAAAAAGTAGAAAAGCATAGAGAAGAGTTGAGCATCAAGTTGCGTGATAATCTCAATAATAGGAATTATGATGGCTAATAAGATTGAAGAATTTTTAGCCGTAACTGAAAATATGGCAGAACGTTCTACCCTTAAGCGTTTTCAAGTTGG